TTAATTCATAGACATACAGACCAGTGCCACGCTTCTCAATTACAAATGGATACCTCAGACCAGTTACAAAGGGCACTAGACCAACACCAGTATTAACAGTTGACCCTGTGGTTAGTATATGCTTAGTCCCCTTTCTCTTAGAGACCTTGCCGCTGACATTGACATCAACGTTGTACATGAGAGGGGAGTCCTCGTAAGGGCAGTTTAGACCCGAGGCTGTCGTGTTTAACCCACCATAGTTGTCAGTAAATATCCCGTCTTCTCTTACCTGCTCTCTGCTTGTTACTGAATTATCGCTCATTATATAAGCCTCCTGTACATTGTGTAATTCTTTATTGGTGCATCTTTGGCTAGCAGATATCTAAGCTTTGTTTGAAAGTCACTAAGTAATTCTCTAGCTTCGTTAAGTTCCCCTAGATGTCTTTGCAGCATCGTTGCTGTGGCTTTTTTGATGATGGTGGTTACGTACTCTTCTGGACAATCAAACATAGAGGTAGTGGTAGTTGGTGTGTCAAATAGCTTATAACCAATAACGTTTAGTCTAGCTCTACCAGTTACGTCTGTAGGGTATGGGTTTACTGCAATTGTGTCATTAGAGTACGCTGCATAATAATTTGGATGATTGGCATTATCTGTAAACGAAGTAAGCTGGCTTGTGGCATAAAATTGCTCTACGTCAACTATTGGGACTACAGCTCGGGTTACATCGTTGTTCCACGTGACTACATTGATTCTCTTTAAGTTTGTAAATGTAGCGAGCTCGCCAGACCAAGAAGTAGCCGTAAATACATACCGTTGCCAAGACCAGTCTTGATATTGTTGAATGTCCTCATATGCTTCTTGTACGTAGCTTGTAGCCTTTCGTGCTGCGGGGTTAAGTGTTAGATTGTTAGTTGAGCGTTCCCCGACATTCAGTAAAACTTTATTTACAGCTTCTAACAATGTTGTCGAACTTACCATTTAAAAATTATCCTCCAGATATCCAACCAACTATTACTATTGTACAGAGGGCAAACACTATGAGTATAAATGCATCTGGGTTAAAGCTTATTAAGGAATTTGAAGGACTGCGACTGAAAGCTTATCGGTGCCCAGCTGGAGTTCTCACTATTGGTTATGGGCACACTGGCGGTGTAAGAGAAGGTCAAGTACTCACTCAAGAAGAAGCTGAAGAGCTTTTAAAAAAGGACTTGCTTGTGTTTGAACGAGGTGTTAGAAATTATGTCAAAGTTCCGCTTACAGACAATCAATTCAGCGCTCTTGTTTCTTTTTCATATAATGTGGGTCTTGGTGCTTTCGGGAAATCAACTCTACTCAGGAAACTTAACGCCAGGGACTATAACGGAGCTGCCGCCGAGTTTGCTAAATGGAACAAGGGTGGTGGAAAGGTACTACTCGGATTAACGCGCAGACGCACAGCAGAGAAGGAGTTGTTCCTTAAATAAGTAAAAAAAACAGGGGTCGAAAGACCCCCTTTTTACTAATTAAACACACAAACAATAAGGAACTAGACAATGAACAATTATGCTGAATGGATTAAAACTGCGTGGTCGGGTCTGTAGGTTTTAGCACCATAGACTTGAGTCATCACAACTGCATCAGCTTGGAATAAATTCTCGCGTGACATCTCGGTAGATGGTTCTTTGTTAACTACTAGGCGTGCCCAGTCTCTGTGACCCATAACAGCAGTTTTCATGCCAGAGGTAAGCGAAGTAGCTGTAATGGTTGTACCAAAGTGAACTACTGATTGAGTCGGAAAATAAACAGAACCTGTAAACCCAGGAGTTGGGGATGTTACTGCAGTTGAAGGGTCACCGTTGTAATATCCAGTACTGCTATTAGTCGTAATGGTTGATGTCTTGTACACAGGAATACCATATAAACGACCAACCTCTCCAGTTTCAGTAGGTGAACTGCCTTGGTAGTCTTTGCTAATGAATTCAGGAATAACTAACAAGTCAATGTACTGACTGGGGGATACTACTAAGAATCTGTCTGACTCTGGTACGTTGGCTACGTCAAGAATTTCTTTAGCGGCTAGGATTGCTGCACGGTTGAGAGCTAAGGCAGTACCGCTGGAAGTCCCATCAGATGTGCAATAGACAACATTAGACTGAGAATTATATCCCTGAATATCAGCACGTAGACCAAGAATGAAAGAATCAATGTCACGAGCCAAAGCATAACCTGCTTCCTTAATGTACGCTTCACGCAAGGGGTATGATGTCTGAATTGAGACGATGTCTTCAATCATGAAGCTTACTTCCTTGTACTTATCAGTGGTAATAGACCATCTGTTTTCTGTACGAGACTGAAGAGTTACTGGATTGTTATAAACCTTGTCATTAACGGCTAAACGACCGATGTCAGGAATATATAACACAGAACCTTTTTTAGCCATCGTTGGAAGCATTCTTACAATCTGCCTAGCTATAAGGTTATCATCCAGTCTGCGCTTTGCTTCGGTGCTCCATAGCTGTGGAATAAATGCGCTGTTGGCTGAGCCCACTTGTGGGTAACCAATTGCTGAACCGTTATAACCGCCACCTGGTAATGTCATTTCAATCTTCTCCTTTTTTTACTTTTTATTTGTCTGCGACTAAGCCTAGTCTAAAAGCACGTTCGATTTCAGGTAACCGTTTCTGGTACTCGGCTTCTGACATTCTGTACAGTTGTGCCTTTGTGAAAACTGGTGCTTTACTGTTATTGACAGGCATTGCTCTACTTGGTGAACTAGTTTTATTATATTGTGGTACTTGCTTATCTAGTGATGCCTTAGCTTTTAAGTACAGATAATCGATACCCTCAGTGTTGTCATGTCTGTCTAAGAACTCTTTTGACTTCCCTTTACAATATTCTTTTACAAGCTCAACCCGACTCTTTGCCTCTGCTGCATCTACTGACCAGAATTTAGACAACGCGTCATATGGTGAATTGTTGCTAACTTCTTGCTGCTCAATGCTTGCTTTATACTTATTAACTTCCTCAACAAACTTGTCGTACGGAACTCTAAACTCATCCTCAAATCTCTGCCTCAGCTCAGCACTGGCATTATTAAAAACGTCATAGGAAAATTCATAGTTAGCTTCTGATTCTGGTTCCTCTACGCTTTCAGTAACGGGTGCTACTGGTTCGGGTGCATCTTCGACATCAAGAATATTAAGTACCTCGGTGTCAGAAGTTTCATAAACGTGTTCAGTTGGTAATGATTGTTGTTCTGTGTCCATGATGTTACATTCCTTGTAATAAAGCTGCCAGGTTTAAACCTTGTGTGTCAAATCCCATTGTATCTTTAACTAGGCTAGCACCACCATCAGCAGCTATTTCAGATTTTATACCGTCTGCCATAGGTTTACCTAAAGTCTGCTCCATTGTTGCTGCCTGTGGTTGACCCATCTGCTGTTTTTTAATATACTGGTCAACTTCTTCGATACCCATACGTCTAGCTATATCAGTCATAAATGTATAGAAGTCTATGTGCTGCGACATTTCTGGATTACTTGACACCATTTGTAAGAAAGCCATCCGTTGATTAATGTCATACTCCTTGTCTGCTACGTGGTCCGCTCCAACAGGAATCAGCTTAAAGTCATTTTCCAGTTCCTCAACACCAACTGCAGCATAATCATAAGAGTCCGGCTCTTCTTGGGCTGGTATTCTAATTACGACATCGTTAACTTGGTATTGCTGAAACAGCTTGAAGACTTTGTCTAATAGTGGAATTAGGGCTGTTTCTTCAATGTGCTTATGTACTCCTGATAATCTATTGCCACCCGCATCCTTAACAGCCTGTACTTCCGTTGCAGTTACACGTTCCCCTGACCTGGCAGAATTGGCTGCGATGTAGTTACCAGTACCAATTGACTTATCGATTCGTTGCTCGAGCACAGAGGCTTCATCATATGAGACAACAAAGTTCTTGGAGGTTTCAATCGGACGTAATGTTCCCTGCTGTGCTACAACAAATACTTTTCCCGGCTGAGTAAATATGTCTTCTGGCTGTAAGGTTCCATCATTCACGTACTCAAACATTGTGTCAGCAGCGAGCTCTAGGTTATCAAGGCGTTGATTGGTGATAATGTCCAGTTCATGAAGCATACCGAGAATTGGTTCCAAGGCACCAAGGGCAACGGGCGTTCTGACAATGGGTGTGAAAGTGCTGATAATAAAGGGGCGACCGCACCAGTATGGATTCTCCTCAACTCTCAAAACACTACCTCTATACCAAGTAACAACCATGTCTTTATAACACTTGTCATCAATATAGATATCTCCCCAGTACTCATAGACGTTGACAGTCTCAGCCCAGCTAGAGTTAACAGCTAAACCAAGATAAGACTTAACCTCGTCAGCTCTGTAAGAACCATCTAGGTTTCCCGGTGCTATGTCCGTGAGCTTAACTCCTGAGTAATAACCAGTTCTAAGTCTGTCAGCCACTGAGGCTCTGGTCTCTTGACGTTTTAATATGATGGGGGATTCTTCTAGACAAGAGGCATTTAAGTCAAAGAACGTATCAAAGACATCCAGCACTTTAAACTTAATGTTGTCATATTGAATCTTTTCTACAGCCACTTCCTCTACACTGTCACCAACTTTCCTATTCTTTTTCTTTTTAGACACCTCATACTCCCAAGGAAAGAACATTACGGACATACCAGTTATGGCTAGCTGTCTCAGGAATAACTCCCAGTGATTAATAAAGCGTGCTTCTATCAGCTTGTTCCTGGTATAGTACTTGACAATCTTGGCTAGCTCCATGTACCCAGGACTCGTAGGAATAGCATCAAACCAATCTCGGTTAGGGAAGAACGCCTGTTGTAAATAAGACACAATTGTCTCTATAATCTCGAATCCTTTGCCTGTGTTTATGTTATGCCTCCAGTTGACGTTGACATCTCCAACGTTATGAAACATAGCTGCACGGGCTGCCTCTCTGGACTCTTTGGTTCCGAGGTACATCTGCCAACATTCCAGCCAAGCCTCTTCTCTTAAAGTCCTGCCCTTCTCGAATTCTGCAAGTTTTGTAGTTACGTACTGGTAGACCTTTGACTTGTCCATTATCTAAAACGTCCTCCATATTTGTTGTTAATTAGGAAACTTCCTGCTCTGCTAATATTCTCACTCATACCAAACAGTGTCTCTTTTTTCTTAGGGGCTGGCGTAGACAACTCAACACACATAGCCATGGCATCCAGCAAGTCATCATGCACTGTGGGAAAGTAATTCAACTCTTCTTGTAACTCTTTGCAGTTAGCCAACTTCTGAACCAAATAAATCATGGCGTTATCAAACAGTGGTTGTAGATGCATTTTAATCCTTCCCTGCTTGTCCCCTTTAGGTTTATACTCCAACAAGCTTATCGGTCTGTGCTGGTGAAACTGCATCTTAAACATAGATATCAAGGCAGCCTGGAAGCCGACAACTTCTATGTAAACTGACGACAAACCATAATTATCAGCGAGTTCATACGTCTTTTCTACCAGAACATTTGGCAACCACCTACCATACTCCAAGTCCACTACAAAGAAGTTTCTATCATGGTCAAGACCTCCAATCAGAATTACTGAGTAGTCGGCTGTTTTCTTCTGGCTTATTGCTGGGTCAATTACCATAATGGGTCTGAAGTCATGCCTGAGCTTATCTTTGTCAAAGACACTAATATGTCCTCTGGAGTACTCACTGACCTCACTGATGCTTGATGGAAGGACATACTTTATTGCTGATGGTTCGAAGATAACGTCCTCGCTGGATACCACTTTGTTAAGATACTGAGTTGCGAAATAAATAAAACCTTGTCGTTTCCTGATTGACTCTATAACAGCATCGGTAAACCTTTCTGGAAAGATATAGCCATGGGTAGAGTCCTCACCATTTTTATAGACATTCTTGAATATGTGCGAGTATCCCAAGTCTTCCAAGTTATCTAGCAAGTAGGCGTAATAATCTTCTTTGTGATACCTAGTCCCCCAGACAACAAATTCTCTGCCCACCACCTCTACATAATTGCCGAATTTAACGCTTCTTTCTGGGTCGACGATGGATTCTAAATCACGCACCCATTGATGGGTCTTCTCGCGCAAAATTGGGGTAGCTGTGTTCTTTTTATCAACTATGTCATCCAGGATTACGAGGTCAAAGTGCATACCAGTTATTGACGTTCCTAGAGATGCGACGACTACTGTAGGTTCTCTGTTGATTGTAGTACGTATGACCTGAATAGCATCTGACCTCCAAACAATCTTCTTGTCCTGTGCTTCTGTATACCCCTCATCCTCGTCGTACTCCTGCTTTCTTTTATGTGCTCTTCTGTCTTCTGCTACCCTGTCAAGAACTGGAATCATACGTCCTGTTATGTGGGGTCTGTTGTTCCATACTCTTTCTTGTAAATCTACGTCTTCCAAGTACTGTTTAATCTCACGAACAAAGGTGGTAGCCAGCATCTTGGTAGCGGTTCCAACACATATCCTGATGTCAGGGTTTCTATATATTCTCCAAAGTGTGTAGAGTACGGTGCCTATGGTTGACTTGTAGTGACCGCGTGGCAACAACCCAAATCTCGAACGTTTAAGGACATTATCTGTCTGGGTCTGGGTTACGAAATCTACCACTTCCTTATGTAACTCTTTATTAAACTCAGAGGTGCCACCATGGAAAC